CCATTACTGACCATGAACGATACTAGACCATCTTGGTTTTTAGCCAACCAAACCATCATCCCAAAACCAACTGATAAACTGTTAGGGTCTGCAATACCAAAGTCAAAGTTATAGGAGCTATTCAACTTCCACGGAAATTCTCGCGTCACACCACCCACTGTAATTTGGGTGATAATATTAGCCCATACATCAGTGGTAAAATCACACATGATATACAATTGATTGTGTAAAACTGCAAATTGCCCAATCACACCCGATGCACGACCATTCAACGCTTGACCATTGATGGTGAAATACGTATTTGCTGTGCCGGTCATATTAATTGTGGCCAGATAAAAATCAGGTGTACCCGCTACATTCACAACAAAGCGGTTACCGAACGCCGCAACGTAGAGAGGTTTGCCCCCAGTGGTTGTACCACCAGGCGCATTGGGATCGGTAACCACTTCAGCTGTGACTGTTGAACCATCTTCTTTAATAACAAAGATATTATTGCCATCAGTCATCATGTTATAAACCAACGTGCCAACGGCTAATGTATCAAACCAGATAGGTGTGCCTAGCGCAACGTTGATTGGTAAGACTTTTCGATTATAAAACCGATCGTACTGGTAGACGGTTGTACCATCAACCACATACAAAAAATTAATAGATCTATACTCAACGCGAGGCTGAGCATTGAAAATAAGTCGGTTCTGGTTAAGAAAACGCACATGTTGCCTTCCCATCGCAGGATAAAGCGCCTGCTTTTTCTTACCAGAATCAACTTGTATACCATACCAATTAGCGCAATCCATTGCGCCAAACTGCGTAAATCGCTGCTTGTCATAATAACAAAATATGGGAAGTGGTTCGATCTTAGCCACTTCTTGTTTGGCTAAAGCTGCCATTAAATACCTGCCCGGGTACGCCATGCACCATTAAGAAGTGATTGTTCATCACCTGCAATCGATAGGTTAACTTCCGATGCAGCTTCCATTTGTGCCTTCAATTCTTTGTAATCGGCCTCTAAATCGGAAGTCCATGCTCCACTACGGCCTTTGAACTTTGAAACATACTTAGCCACTGCATATAGTAGGAATAATTCTTGATACTCTGGCAATCCTTCCAGCGTATCATTGGATGTGAGCGGCAATTTTTGAAACTTACCCCGGCAAAAGAATGTAAAGAACTGACTAGGCGCAGGATACAGCTGTGCCTTTACAATATTTGTATCGGGGAAAGTAATAATAAAGCGCGGCAAGCCCTGGAGAGGCTCATATTTCCATGCCGCTAAAAATTCATCCCTGCTTTTATCAATGAGAGGGTAAGTGACACCGCTCAATTGAAGCCATGCACTATCCAAATTAGCTAATCTACCCTGCTTAATATACGCAATACCAGGCGTTGGGATCTCATGTGAGAACGTTAAAACGGATGCGCCATTGATAGTAGCGTTCAGGGTCATCGTGACCACGTTACCTACAATACTTAATATTTTAGTAAATTCGGGTATACCACCACCTGAAACGCCATCACCTACACTATAAAGCGTACCATCTACCACGTTAATAATGGGTGATGCAGCCGCTAATGCGCAAGTTTCTTGTTGGGTCGTAACTGGCCCCACATAATCAGGAGATGTAAACCAAATTTCTTTAACCGGTAAATTAATGTCTACACTTACCGTTGTTGCAATCGTTAGTAGCAAACCTGTTGACGCATAGCTCTCAAGTATTCTATTCAATGTACGAATAGCCAACTTCTCATCGTCACCATGCAACGGCACGGTAGGCGTAGATGCTGAAATCAATCGGTACATATCAAATACAAATTCTCGAACTGTCGTCGCCATTATTTACCCTCAGAAGGCAAAAAATCGTCGGTTACTTCAAACACAGAGCCATCGTCTTCCATCACAACCTCTTCGACTTCTTCAGATACTGGCTTAGACTTTGGTTTGCGTTTGGACTTTGGTTTGGTTATTACTTCATCAGCGTCTTCTACCACTGCTTGACTTGCCAGAGCATCTTCCACTGTTGCAAACCAAATACCGGATTGCATGTTAGCCTCGAACTCTTCCCATGAATTAACTAAGCGTCTTTCGCCATTAACACCATAGATAAATACACGAAAATTTTTCTTTTCAACGATGCGACCTAAATAAACCGCTGGGATTCCTTGCATGTTCTTCTCCTGAAATGATGCCCCCTTTCGAGGGCACCCATATTTAGCTTATGAACAAATACGCACTGCGAACTCTGGGTTAATTGCGACACCGCAAATAACGTCAATACGATCTAACTGTTCATAGTTACGGATATCCGCACCAAGAGAGTAAGTCATTGCCAACTTGTACAAGTCGGAATAACGGGTTACTGCTTCAACACCACCGCGTAGTTCTTTGATTGGAGGTGCAGCAAACACAACCGCTTGAGTGTGGTATGCCAAGGAAACGTTATGAGAATCACGTAATAACATTTGCGCGCCGTTTGGAATCGCAGCGGAAATGTTTTGACGTGCGCCATCAATAACGATTGTTGGGTTCACTGGGATATCCGCTGTACCGCCGAGGGTTGCAATAACGGTTGCAGTCACAACAAACTGTGCGCGTTGTTGTAATGGTTCATAGGTCAATGGATTAACCATAAACACACCCGCAGCATCATCAACTTCAATGATGTCACCGATGTTAAATGCAACAACGCTTGGTATTAACCCTGTGACAGAAATAGTGTTACCACCAACGATTGGGCCGTTAGTCACAGTACCAGCTAGCTTGAATCCAGCTTCAGGTGTACCACCCGCTTGACCTGCACCAGCGATTTGACGGGTCAAGAAGTTAGTCTTGAAGAAGTCAAAGCCAGATAAATGACCTACGAAACCATCAATTAACGCACCGGTATTAACGGTGTTGTTGAAAGTGTTGTAGAGATCATTGGAAAGGTTAGCGGCAATACGAGGGCCTACACCAGCATAGCGTTTGCCATCCTCTGGAATCGCTAATTCAGTCATGTAAGCATCAGCACTTAAGATCGTGTTGAAGTCTACCGGAACGCCTGGTGTACCAACTGCTTGGTATGTTTTGGTTTGAAATTCTTCAGCAATGAAGCGTTCAACCATGTTACCAAGACGTTTAGCACGTGGAGCATTCGCCATTTCAAGATAAGGTTCGTCACGTGCGCGATCAAACGTTAAGTTGAAACCACTGTATTCAAGCATGATGCGGAACTGCTTGGAAATGGTTAATGGGCGGATGATCTGAACACGTGCTTCAGACGTTGCACTTGCGCCTTCACCACCTAGATATCTTTCTTCTAAACGATAATCTAAGGTTTGGCCAGTTGCGAAACGTAGGTTTTTGAAGTCGCCTTCAAGGTTACGGTTAGAAGTTCTTGCGAAGCTTAAGGAGTTCCAGAAGCGGACGAACACGTCGTCCAAGACATATTGAGTTTCTCTAAATTGATTAGCCATTATTATTGTTCTCCATGAACAAATAATTAGAAAAAATACTCTTTCGAGTGCCTTTAACTTTTCATTCGTCCGACGGTCGACAATAATTTACGCGTCTATTTACAATTTAAATCTTGGGTGATGGAATCCCTTACTCATCAAAACAAATAGTAGTCCTGTAGCCGGTGGTTTGTCAAATAATGACCTAATCCGGTGTTGGTACAGCCGGATTAGGTGCACTAAATCAAGCCCGATGAGACGGCATTTCATCTAATGGGATGCTATAACCTGCCCCACTTTTATATTTCTCATGCTTCGACAATGCTGTACCAAAATGCATCAATGCAAGATGTAATGCCCTAAGTGCAAGTGTTTTTTCTGCACAATTTGGCGCGGCTACATCCATAATGTTAGCAATTTCTTTTACAGCATCATAAGCACTGTTATGAAGGTTGATATCTAATGAATCAAACTTAACGCGTTCAAACATATCTTCAACTAAACTCATTTACTTTCCCCTTAACGGTTAGTCTTATGACGGTTTTTAACAGTAGATAAGCGTTTTGCATCAGCTTTGGCCAATAAATCATCACCCGATGTATCTTTTTCTTTCGGTTTGACCTTCACGGTTGCATCTTCCTTCGTTCGACCTAATGGACGCGGCGTCTTGGTCGATGGCTTATTGCGGCGCATACGTTCTTCAAGCTTACCCATTTCAACCATACGAGCATAAGGGTCTGGCAACTTGGAAATACGTTCAATTTCTTGCGGATGACGCTTGCTAGCGGCATAAATGAAAGCAGACGGGTCGGACATAGCACGAAGGGATAAGGTCATCGCATCATCAATCGGTTGCGAGCCTACAACATCACGGAAATCATCGAAACGATCCATTCCCTGAGAGAATTTCTTATGAAATTCACGTTGTGCGGTCTGTTCTTTCACATCCCGGGCTTTCTGTTGTTCATCAGTCTGCATACTGTTAACCGTTTGTTTTACAAATTCGGTTAACTGTTGCTGCCACGATGAATCATCGTTGGGATCATACTCAAATTCAGCCGCGGCTTTCTGCACTTCACTACTTGCACCTTTATTAGCCAATTGTTGGCGTAATACTTGCAATTCATGATCGCGTTGTTCAATTTCACGCTGATGTTGTTTTTCTTTACGGTCAAGGCGGTCTTTCATGCCTTTCGACATGCGTTCCTTCTTGTTGCCATACTCATCCTCTTCACCTTCGTCATCATGAGATTCACCTTTTTGATCAGGCTTTTCATCAGAGTCATCGTCCGTATCGTTATCTGATTCGTCCGTATCATCAGTTTCATCGTCCGATGTATCAGGTGTTTCGTCCGTATCGCCATATTCTGGTGCATCAGATTCCATTTCTTCAATGGGTGCTTTTTCATCCTGGAGCTTTTCTTTATGCTCAGGTGTTGCCGGTTGCTGAGAATTACCTACACCCATTAAAAGATCATCAATATTGCTTATGCTCATGTTTTCCTCTCTACGGTTTTAGTGAACTTTTGACGTTAAAATTTTTACCATGTTATCAGCGTGTGCAATGGTCGCATCCGATTCGGTACGATTAGTTTCAGCCATGAAACGCATTTTACTTTCTTCAATGCTGCCGGTTAACTCCATCTGAGCGATTACTAATTTCATGTGTTCAATCTCAATTTCTGCTTGAGTTTCTTTCTCTTTTAATGCCAATTCTTGTTTCTTTATTTGTATTTGTGCTTGTTTAAATTGCTGGTCTACCTGCATTTGTTGTTGCTGTAATTCAATAGCTTGTTGTTCAGGCGTTGGCCCTTGCTGTGGTGGCATCTCACCTGTTTTACCTGCTTCAATAATTTGCGGTGGCACACGTGTCTTCAATCGGTTTTTAATTTCAATCGTATTAGCAAGTGGTAAGTTTTCAGCAAACAGATCAGCAATCAATGTCCATGATTCAGGGTCAGCTTGTAATACTTCACGCAAGGCATGTAGTGCCTGTTCTTTCTGACCTTCATAAGATGGCCCAGGTTTTAATCTCACCTGATAGGTACCCTTACGAATATCATTTTCAATCCTCTCACCATACTCATCAATTTCACGATTAACGGTGATATTTTTTATGCCCTTATCCGGCATCATCAATGTCATCACACGTTCACTATCATAAACACGTGGGATCATTTCGTTAACGATTTCACCACCAGTGGCAATAGCACGATTGATTGAGTTAAAAAATACATACGTTGCATAGCTACCTTGTCTAGTTCTGGCATCAATTGCAGCACCAGACGCTTCATCACCAGCTTGGCCCATTCGTGCGGGATATAATCCAGTTGATGTATACAAATCTTGAATAGCTAATTCATATTGCTGGAACAAAGATTGTGACAATTCAGGCGGACGTACTTGCTCAGGCTTATTCCCTTCAGGTGATTCGTCATAAGTGAGCATCCCTTGGATAGCGGTTGGATCACGCCAGTTACGCTGTGTATCTAAAGATGAAACATTCTTCTTTGACCCAATCCATTGATCGTAACGAGATACTTTCAGGATGTAGGCAGATTGAGTGCGCAAATAATTAATGTAACGTTGAGTATCACGGCAATCACCAAAGAAAGAGCGAGTAATTTGCTTACCAGTTTTGTCGTAATAACTATTGTTGTCAACAAATACCAAAGGCAATTGTTCACTAGGGAACTCTGTTTTGTCGAGTTCATCTC